ATCCTGGCTCCCTCCTCTCCCTGTTCTACCCAATGGGCAGGCATACTCTCCTGAGCGTGCCAATGGTCTATTTTCGATTACAGACTTGAATGGTAGATCCTATGGATATGTCAACTATGTCGCCTACTTTCTATTTGAAAAGATCCAATTTCTCCAAGATCAGTTCCTCATCCAAGAATGGAGTGGAGATGGATTGCTGGCCAAACACATGACAGAAGGATCGATGAGTTCAAGCTTACTCGCACAGCAGAAAGGTGGATTGTTGGAGACAGGAACGGAACGTGGCATTCAGTTACGGGCTACCCCTGGTTCTCTTCGTATTGTGTTGCCTTTGCCTGGAACTCAGGGAGACGGAGGATTTCCTTTGGTTGCCATGCCATGGCAGAACTTTCGTATTCGCGGTACCCTTCGAAAACTTGAAGATCTCGTGGTATGTAGCGATCCCACTGTATTCAAACCCGCACCATGGACGATTCCTTCTATGAACTATACCTATTTGGACGGTGTAACTGTGAATACTTTTGCTCCACTATCACGTGTCCAGATTGGCGCTCCTCGGATTTTGTTGTCTACCACTCAGCATTATGTCAGTCCAACGATTCAAGAAGAGTTACGTTCGAGTGTCATTGAGATTCCCTATCGGCGCCAGTTTGATAACGTCTTTACCTTTGGTGAACTTGATTTTATCCCCCTTGATAAAGGCGGCGTTGCCGCTGTCACTCGACGCCTGGACGGACGTCATCCCACTGAGCGAATGGTATGGTTCTTTCGGTCCTATAATGCGCTGGATCAAAATCGTCTGGATCTCTGGTCCAATGATTATTTTGATACCCATGCGGCTTCTGGTGTACAACCCTATACCATTCCCTATGGCGAGTTCTATTATGATTTAAAACTAACCATTGCTGGAAAGGATCGTGAAGAGTTATACGATCCGTTCGTATGGAGTCAGATCAATGCGTTGTGTAAAGATGAAAAGGCGAACGGAATGCATATCGGCTCGATGAACTGGTCTACAGGTGAAAAATATGGCACGGTGTATCCTGCTCCTCGACAACCTGAAGGAACCATTAATTTTACCTCAGCGGATCGTCCCACCTTATATATCGAATTGGCGAATATCAACTCCAATGCGGCACTCGGTCAACGAAAGGCAGAAATGAGACTATTTACAGAAGGATGGAATGTATATGTAGTGAAAGAAGGGCGTGGAAAGTCGATGTTCGCTAGCTAGTTAAATTAACTCATTCTAGTAGAGTATGCCTCGGCATCGTACATTAAAAAAAAGAAAACTATGTGTCGGCATTCTTACCATCCCTCATCCCAGTCGACATGGCACCTCTCATATCATGAAATCCTACGTAGATTGGTTCGAACGCCGCAACATTCATGTTATTCCTGTTCCCTTTGATACAACTGAATACGATACCTATTTTCATCAAATCAATGGCCTATTTATTCCAGGAACCGATCGAGGATATGATACGGATAATAACGCACTTCTGAAAACCTTACGCGCGTTTTATAAATTATCCACAAAAGAGTGGTTTCCCATTTGGGGGACCTGTTTTGGAATGGAGTTATTGCTTGCCATGATAGGCAATCATCGTTCTTCTCATCCCGCTCAAGGTCGGTATTCTCTTCAATTGAAGGGTCCATCTCGAATGTTAGATTTCTTTCCGAATCGTTCTACATTGGAAGAATCCCATTCCACCGTTCATCATCATGATTATGGTATTTCAGTAGAAGACATGAAAGGAGCATTAGGACGATTCTATACTGTAGTTGCAACCGCTGTGGATGATGTAGGAAAAGAATACGTTGCCGCTATCGAAGCCAAGCGATATCCCATTTATGCCGTCCAATTTCATCCAGAACGATTACCTTCTACCGCCCCTTTTCTCGATTTTTTTATTTCCGAACTTCGAAAGAGTTCCCATCGGTGCCCAACTCTTGTACCACATATTGAACGAAAAGCCCATAAATGTTCGCATTACGATGGATGGAAAAACCAGTTATGCTATTTTTTCTAGGATACGTATGACGAATCTGTTCACCAAAATGGTTCTACTCCCTTTTCCGATTTTTCTCGAACGGTATATCACACTGTTCGAGAAATGTCTTATTACAATCTCAGAATACTTTTAAACTAACACATAACAAGATAATGCGTATTCTTGTCTTTCAATCCGATAATCGTGTATTAACGAACCGTCTAACCGATTATCATTCCTTATCCGCTGCTATCAATTATCAATATTGTCAGAAGCATGGATATGATTATCTTTATTATCGCCCCTATCTGGACGATCCAACTAGCCCTTCTCTTTACACCTGCGTAGATTCAAATCATGAACTTCGGCACTCTACTTGGGCCAAATTATTCAGTACCCATTTAGCATTAAATAAAGAATATGATTATGTCGTCTATATGGATACGGATTGTATTTTCAAAGATTTTGATCAAACGATCGAAACATTTGTATTAGCACATCCTGACAAGGATATTCTATTTTTAAATGATAAACCGTGGAGACGTGATCGACCAAATGGTGGATTTTATGTGTTAAAAGTGAATCCTTATTCACGACGGTTTGTTAAAGACTGGTATTCTTATTCGATTCCTGAACGAAATCGAGTTCACCCCTTCGATCAGGCGGCGCTATGGATGATCTATATGAAATATAACTTAAAATTCATAGATCAATGGTTTATGAAAGAAGAACCAGGTCAATGGCTTCGTCATATCACAGGAAGTGAAGGAATTCGTAAGACCCGTGCCGCCTATTTCCAGAAATTCATCCAAGAAAAAGGAATCGATTTCATGAGTACAATGGTACACATCAAAACAATTGAATTTGATACACGTGGGTTTTCATTTTAAGAAGATTTCTTAAATCCGCCCTTGATCCATTCGGCTACCTTCATCGTATCCGAACTCTGAAAAAGTGGTTGTGGAACTCCATTCACAATCGCCAGAAAACACGGAATGGTCTGGACACCGCAATAGCCTGGTGTATAATCATTTTCATCCAGATCACATACATACCAGACAATCTGATCGCTCAGATTAAGAAGTGCCTGGGTATCAATTCGTTTACATGGTCCACACCAGGTAGCCGTAAATCGAATGATCACGATTGGAGCAAATGTGCCATTATTTGTGGCCCGTTTGATCAGGCTTTCGAAGAACTCCTGGCTCAGGAGGGGTGTCATCTCGTTCGTTTGGGACATTTTTGGATCGATGATACGTTACAATGACTCCTCCAAGTACAATGGTCACGATCGTAACTAATAAAATATAATGAAGCGGGTTTAAGTCCATTGCCTGCGTTGCTTGTGCAGCGATTACCGCACCACCCACTACTGCGTTTGTTGCGTTTGCTACGTTTGCTGCTGGCTTATTGCCAAGTTCCTTTGCCACCGATTCAGGAGTGATACTTGAATACAACGATATACCAGGCATAACCTGCGATGCCTGAGATACCTTATCAATCGTATTCGAAATCTGTCCTACAATTTCACCACTCTTCGCAATTGCGTTTCGACCCAGCTGAACCGTGTCGTCAATCGTTTTCACCGTGTTATCCACGGTTCCAATCGCCATTTGTGCGGTATCCGTAATCGGCTGAATAGCATCTCCAATCAAGTCATGGATAAATGTCTTGATGGAATCAAATGGGCTAAAGATCCAATCCAAAAATGGGAATTTTGCCAAGAATCCACTCTTAAATGAATGTTGCGGTGCCCCAAAGAATTCAGCATGTTCAGAGACGACTGTCTTTGTATCGGTAAAGAAGTTAAACAAATTATAGGCCCACCAACCCAATGCGATCGGCGCAAAAATCATGGAAACCATACAAATCAAACGAATCAATCCCGTGCGATTGTCTCCCAGTACAAACGAGTCAATACCCAGTGCGCCGCCAAAGATCAGACTTGCCGCATAAATAAAGAACTGTAAATGCTTCTTATCGGGTACCGGATTCGCAAAGACACCCGCCGCAATGCCCTTCGGTCCCAGTCCAGGAACACCGAGTCCAAATATCTTTACTGCGTGACTGTTAAATATCACCTGAGTAGCATCATAAATCCACCATATTCCAAAACAGAGAACATTCACAATAATTTTTGCCAGAAATGTGAGCGGTGAACGAAGATACAAGTGATCCAACCCGAAGTATCCACCCAGAACCGATAAGCCCATCAGAACATCATAGGATAAATACGTGGCTCCTGGACCACCGCCTGTGCCGTCGTTTTTTTCATTGGCGTCGGAGCTGGCTTCTCTCCAGAATTCGAGTTGTGAGACACTCGAGCTCATATTACCTATTCTTTCGCTTTTAATATGATATGAAACACTCAGTAGAATATAAGAAAGACATGAGTAGGTGAATGATGATAGTCATTTTAGATTGTGAAGAGTAATCCACCAAATCCGTTAATCACACGAAATACGTTATAATTATGAGCATACACCCTCACACTACAATTGCCACGTTGTTGCCATGGCGTAATGGTCGGATTAGTCAGTACCGTATTCATTTGAAGTTGCCATACAATACTATCAATACGACTGGCATTCATCGAACCCGTTGGTTGAATGTCCTCAGGTCTCAGTGCAAAGCTATAGTTGTAAATAAACGAATTAATAGGTGTAGCCGTATGATGTTCATAAGGTTGCTGAAGACGAAAATATTGAGGAGAGCGATCCATAAATCGATCATATCCATCCAGTTGTAACTTCGCAGTATTGATCATATCGATGCGACTCGCAGGAGCATTCGAATTCAAATAGGGAAGAATCTGTGGAGCAGTATATTCACCGATCGCCAAATTACTATAATTAAACCATTCATTGCGATTCTGCATAGAGTCACGTTGAACCATAAAGAAGAATTCCTTAATCGGATGATTAAATTCAATCGGAATGGATACTGTGTTTTGATTAGATGTCACCGAAAATGGCGGTGTATATTGTACTTGCTCAATCAAATACTCGTGGGTCTGACTGACAAACTGACGACGCTCCTCGACGTCTAAATAAACGAAATCACCCCAGAGCAACATGCTCTTAATCTGCGTCGTACAGTCAACACTCGTCGAGCAAGCCGGCAACCAGTTCGCATCTTGAAGAGGCGGCGGACTAACCCAGAAGAGTTGTTGAAGAGGCCGTAAGGTAATATTAATACGAATCGGGCTATACTGAAGCGCCAAAAGCGGAAGGTACGATCCTGGGTTTCGGCAGAAATAGAACTGGAGCGGAATCAACAGATGAAGACCGTCCGAACTAGCAGCAGGAGTAATATCAATCACGTTATAGGGTTCCACACGCCCGATCATTTCGTTCAACGCAAAACGTTGACTCGCAGGCGTAGTATGTTGCGTCCAGATTTCCATCCATTCACCGGTCTGTCGATCAATCTCTTGTTCTCCCACCTCAAACGAGATTTCTTGGATCAATGCGTGGCCGATCGAATTGGTATATGATAACGGGTTTCCACTCGTATCTTTTAGTTGCGGAAGGACAACATCCAAATAGACCTTGCCAAGCAGATCACCGCGTCGAGGGATCAGACATGTGATACGATTTCCAAAATTGGGCGTACCATCAAAGTACATGGGCTGAGATTCCATCGCGAAATTGGTATGACGACGATAG